TGTATGGCAGCCACACCATGCGCAAGACATACGCTTATCGCTTCTACACGCAGGCACAGCATCTTAGTCAGGAACGTGGGTATAGGGCGCTGTCTATGCTCTGTAAGGAATTGGGGCATAGTAACGAGGCCATAACGCTTTGCTACATAGGTATCGAGGCAGAGGAAATCAAAGAGATATGTAACCTGTCGGCAAAGGACTATGACTGGGCATTTGCACAGGCATTACGGGATGAGTTAGGGGAGGAGTAGTTTGATGACGAACAAAGATAAGGCGATTGGCTACATGAAGGATTTAGGGATATTTGATGATGCTATCAAAGCGTTTGAGACAGACGATATTGTGTTTTTCTCTATCAACGGGTTTATATATAGTCTAACCCCACAGATGCGGCAGACCATTTCTGAAATTGAAAATAAACTGCATAGCGATGCGGTTATTTGGCACGTCATACACGGCAAATATAAAATGTGCGATGGCAGCGAGTTGAACATGGATACGTATCTACTGGCGACATCTGAGTGTGCCGACGCGCTGGATAAGTGCGAGAACGAAGGCTATTATGCGTTCGCTTTTGTGAACAACATAGATGCGCCGCAGGATTCGGAATTTGGTGATGTAGTTATAGCGGAAAGGTTTGGCGGTCTATACCGTGTATATTAACTGAGGAGGAACGCTATGCGCTGTGGGACGCGAGTGGTATCAACAGATTGTGGAGTACGTGTTGGAACTGTTGTTGGGCACGTATGGGGCAGTGGAGAGCTTATGGTGCAGTGGGATGGAATGAAAGGCACAGCATCGGTAGGCAAGCAAACAAACTTGCAGATAGTAGGGTTCGACCCATCTAAGGGAGATAAGCGCGGTGTGTGGCGCAAGAAAACAATTTTGGAAAAGTGGTTGATATATTCCGCGTAATATGGTAAAGCAAACTAAATGTATATGCACAATGGAATATAAGGGAGGAAACGGCTATGAATAACAAACGTAGGAAAGAATTGCGCAGGGCTATTGAGATTATAGAAACAGCGCTGGATATAGTAAATCAAGTTAAGGACGAAGAAGATTCTATGTGCAACTATCCTGAGAATCTACAGGGAACGGAAATATATGAGAATATGGAAACGGCTGTGGACACCATGGAGGATGCTGTATCTAATATAGATGATGGCATAAGCTCACTGAATGAGGCCGTAAGCCTGTTGGAGGAAATTCTATGACGGATGTGCCGTTTGGTTCATTAGAGTCGTTTATAGCTGAGTATTATCGTCACAACCCTGACGGGCACTACTTCGACCCGGAGATGCTGAAGTATTTCGGAGAAGATAAGGCGCTTATGCGGGTAATAAACAGGGCGATGATGCTGGCCACGGATATGTTCGGCAATGGCCCGTTCAAACCGTACTATGTGCTGGTGCGCCCGCCAAAGGTGAAATACCAAGTGGAAACGTGGGACTGTGTTCTGTTCGACGTGGAGACTTTTCGCCCGACAAACAGCGAATTTACACCCAGAACAGAGCAACAAGAAGCTATTCAGAATGCGGTCAAACGCGAAATCTGGTTAAGTTAGGAGGGAAAACGATGATAGCAGGAGCATTAGCAACTTTATTGGCAAGCGGCGCGTACTTTGCGGCGGATAGCATCAAGACGAACGCCAACATATACCGCAACGCCAATCGTATGGATGACGAGGGCGTGTTCTGGCTCACCAATCCGGAAGTGGAGCGTATGTTGCAGCATGACATTCGCAGTCTGTGGGAAACCGGCAAGCGTGACTTCATACCGGAAGGACTGGAAGGATTCTTCGAGGAAAACAACAGTGCGAGGGGGGCTTACTTCGATGCCTTGGCCGCGCAATGTATGCTGGAAAACGGCTGTAAGCCCATGGATGCGTGGGGTTCGTTCAATCGGCATACTTATAATTGCTTTTTGCAGTACAACAGATCGTATGGTGCGGATGCAAACGAGTGGCTGCGCATACACAAACCGGAAATCATTTTGGCGAGGATTGAGAAGGCGAAAGAAGCTAAAGAAGGAATCGTCGACATTATGCGCCGAGCGGTAGCCCGATATGACCGCAAGTTCATACCTGTATGGGTTGTAAGTGGACTAATTTTCGTATGGGGCATTGTGCGAATGGCGAACGGTGGCGATTATGGCCTTCGCAAAATAATTCTTGCCTGTCTGATTGCCGGCATACATCTGATAATTTGGGCTGTCAACAGGAACTATCTTATGAACCGTAGATAGAAGTGGCAGTTGGGACAATGTCCCAACTGGCAAAAACAAGCATACTGGGCAGATATAGAATCAAGTGGGACATTGTCCCAACTGATCCGCTTTATACTCTATGCAGCACGGTTGCGAATAAAGGCCTTTTGTGCTAAAATTCCGGTAATAAAAACAGTAGTTGAAGGGGCAAGTATGAGCGAAGCGAGAGTCCTATATTGTCAAAGCTGCGGAGCGATGCTGAACGTGGAGGCCAACCGTGCCTACATTTTTTGCCAGTACTGCGGCGCAAAAAACGTAATTGCGTCCGAGCAGATGAAGACCAACATAAACATCGGCGGCATTCAGATAACGGCAAAAACAGAAATAGAGAACATAATCGCCTCCGCCGAGTACGCCGTTTCCATAGGTCAATACAGCAAGGCAAACGAAATGCTTGTTGCGGCAATCATGAGCGGCTATGATGATTACCGCATATACATCACAAAGGCCAAGATAGACCTGCAGCTTGACCACAACCGCAGCCTGTTCGAAAGCCTGCGCAAGCTTCAGCAGCTTGAGCAGCGTCAGAACGGCAATCAGGCACAGCGCCGTCAGCAGCAGCGGCCATTCGCGAGTTTATGCATTACCGCGGCAAAAACGGCGTTACCGCACTGCACATCTCAACCTTCCATGAGCAGATGGACATGGTGGTCTACTGCGTGGAGCACGGAAGCGATGTGAACTGCATCGCCGGCGTGAACCGCGTAACGCCCATCAGCATTATGTTCGTGCCTATATCAAGCAAGCTTACCGGGCTTGACGGCACACCGTTCGTTCATCACAAGGCCGCCGTGAAGGAGATCCGCCGCTACCTGATGTCCTGCGGCGCAAGGGATTCTTTCAGGTTTGGATATTGAGTTGCCGGATCAGTTGTGACAAAGTCACAACTGATTTTTGTATACCGCTGTAGCCTGCTGTGCCCTTTCAACACGATGGTTGAACGCATCTATCCAACTAACAGCAGCAGACAGAAGAACAGACAGGCCGAAATTCACAGCAGCGTTCAATGCCGCCGCACCCAGCGCCGCCCAGTTAAAACCCTTGTTGAGCTTGTCAAGAGCGACGACACCGCCGTTAGCGGCTTCAATAGCAGCCTTGGCAGTATTGGACATGTTGTCTTTAAGTCTATCGATTTCGTCGTTTAACAATTTAATGTTATCCGCGTTTGAAGATAGGGCTTTTAACTGTAATAGACCATTATAGGACTTTAGATCTTGTACATCTCCCTTTGTAACCCAAGAACGGATTACTCCAATCCCTTCTGGCAACTTACCAGTTGTAGCAGCGTATATCAACTTGTTCAAAATGTCGGCTAAACATTCCAAACAATAAGCTATTGTGTTATAATAATTAAAAAATAGGGAGGTATTAAAAATGCTTCGTCCAAAACACGTTTTATATTGCAGCGCCTGTGGATTTATAGACATTAGGAATCAAAATCGTATATGCCCCTTTTGCAAGAGAAGGTTGCAAGAGTCAGACCGAACCTTTATAGATAAATCGATTTGGTATTCAAATGAACTCGAAGAAATAGAAAATGATATTTTTCAACGCTTCATTAAAAACAATGATAACTTCGACAATACAAAATGCAAACACAGACTTCAACAGATTGAGGTTGAAAAACAATACGCACAGGCAAGACAAGACCAAACAACAACCAATGCAAAACCTCAAACATATGAAGAATGGCAGGAACAGATACAGATAGAAGCCAGAAAAGAAGCTGACAAGCGAGCCAAAGCCGCAAACGCTCCCCGCTGTCCTACCTGCGGCAGCACCGACCTGAAGAAGATAGACGCGCTTGACCGGGCGATATCCGTGTCCTTCTTGGGGCTGGCATCAGGCAAGATAGGCAAGAGCTTCAAGTGCAACCATTGCGGGTATATGTGGTAAAACGGTAGGGGAGCCATGATTAGTGGCTCCCTTTGCTGATTTGCGAACTGCTATCGAAAGTGGAAGTTGTGAAAGTTTCACACTTGCCACCTTATTGTTCTCAGATACAAAATGCGGCATAGAGAGGAACGATTTTTTTATTGTCCTCAAAGCCGAAGTTTTTGGCAGAGAGCTTGATAGCATAAGCGGGCTTGTAGGTGTCCATATAGACCTTTAAGCTCTTGGCTCTGGTGTTGTCGGCAGACTTGACCTCAATGGGAATGAGCTGTCCGTCACGCTGAATGATAAAATCAATTTCAGCGCCACGCTCGGACTCCCAATAGTAGGTGTGGTAGCCGTTAATGGAGAGCTGCACATTGACATAGTTCTCCGCCATACCGCCCTTGAAATCGTTGATTTCCTCGACCATATAGAGGATGTCATTGGCGGCTAAATCCTTCTTGGCGCAAAGCAGCCCTAAGTCAGACACATAAATCTTGAACGCATCAATATCACGGTAGTTTTCAAGCGGCTTTTTGATTTGCTCGACCTTATAAACCTGTGACACGATACCAGACAGGCAAAGCCATTCAATCGCATTTTCAAATTCGGAAGCCCGTCCGCCTTTCTTAATCAGCTTATATTGGAAACGGGTATTCTTCTTTGAAAGCTGAACGGTTATATTGTCGTAGGCAAGTCGGGTTTTCTTGATTTCATTCAAGCTGTTATACTTGCTCATATCGTTGAGATAGCTTGCAAGTATCGTATCCTGCGTATGGCGGACAAGGATATAATCCTTTGTTTCAGCGAATTGCATCACGCACTCTGGCATACCGCCGACCACAAGATACTGACGGTAAAGCTGCATTGCGGCATCGTGCAAGGCAGATGGCAGGGGCGTATCGGTTTGGAAGCACTTTTTAATCTGCTCTACCAAATCGTCCTCACCGAGAGCCAACATAAATTCCTCCATATCCATAGGATAAAGCGTTTTCATATCGACCTTTCCTACGGGAAAAGAGAATTTTGCTCTGTTGACCGCAACGCCGAGCAAGCTGCCTGCGACGATAATGTGATAATCTGGAGCGTTCTCACAAAAGTATTTGAGCGAGGTCAAAGCCCTTTCGCAGAGCTGTACCTCATCAAATACGATCAGCGTTTTTTCCTTTACGATGGTCTGTCTTGCGATATGGGACAAAATCGGTATCAGATAATCTGGGCTGATGTTTTCCTCAAAGGTTTCGTTCAGCTTTGGATTGGTTTCAAAGTTGAAGTATGCCACATTTTCGTAGTGGGTGCGTCCAAACTCCAGAATGGAATAGGTCTTTCCGACCTGTCTTGCGCCCTGTAAAATAAGGGGCTTGCGGTGTTCGTTTTCTTTCCACGCTTCCAAGAAGCCCATAATCTTTCTATACATAAGCAGTCCTCCTTAAAGGTACTGACCATAGTATAGCAGATATTCGCGTAAAAATCAATGAAATTTTCTTGAATTTTCACACTAATCAGCACGATTATTTTTGTTAACCTCTCACGATACGACATGAACACCGCAATTTCTGCGTTTTATACTTCTCCGAACTTGGTCGTCATCAGCTTGTAAAGCTCGGTATTGCGGGGGAACTTGTTGACAAACGGCACAAGAGAGCTGCCGACCTTGAGAAGCCCCTGTCCTGCGCCGACATTCGTGATATAGCTGAGCTGAAGGTCGGATATATTAAGGAGCTTGGCAAGCTCGATACGGTCTGTGGATGCTTGGTTGAGCATAATGATAAACTCGCTGTTGGCAAGCATTGTCCTTGCCGTATGGCTCTGCAAAAGGTCGTCCACATTCTGCGTGATACCCGTGCAGTACGCACCGTATTTTCTTACTCTTTTCCAGAGCGTAAATAGGAAGTTTGCGGAGTATTCGTGCTGAAAGAGCAGATAAATCTCATCAATGAAGATGAAAGTGTTTCTGCCTTTGGCTCTGTTCTGAGTAATACGGTTCAAGATACTGTCAAGAACAACAAGCATACCGATAGGCTGTAACTGCTTGCCGAGGTCAAGAATGTCATAGCAAATAA